AAAGGGAGTGCCAGCTTTCTCAATTGCGTTATTGATTTCGCCTAAAAGCTGATCATAGTATCTAGCACCATGATAATACGCAAACTTCAGAGCATTTTCACATTGATCACGACATTGCTGAAAATTGTCTGGACCGTCCCTGACCCAATTAGTGAGTTCGTAGATCGATTCCAAATCAATGTTAGGTTGACGTCGCTCTGGAAATACATCGTGTGGCCTATAGCCACATTTAAGGAATCGCAGATCATCTGCGTCCTTACAAACAACAAACTCCCCCGATTTATCAGCTGGGGTATAAACGATGTTGTACTCGTTGAGTTTTGTTGAAATGGTTAATACGTTAAACCATTCGACAATGTCATCCGATGTTGTAAATTCATTGTCGTCTCCGAAAATCTTAGGTCGTACATGTTTCCGGAATGCTTCTGGGTCAAAATAGTCCCACTGATTGTGATCTTTAGCCAATAGTAAGAAGCATAATAGCAAGAGAAATAACCCCACTATCGTGTTGATAATAGTAGTGAGAGTATTGCCAGATGGATTTCCTTGTGCTTTCTTATGAATGATATCTCTTGCAATTTGAATCGTATGCACAAAGGTTGTAGCAAATATATTTAAGATCTGCATATATTGCTTGTGTGTTATTGTCCACACACAGGATCCTATCTTAATCACGATGTTTTGGTTGCCGATGTGGTGTAAATACCATCGACCAATAAGTCGGACAGCACGATAAATCATGTCTGGATCTAACTTACCATCGTATGTTTGATAATCCCCATCCCCCGCATTGCGGCCAACTTTAATAAGATAGTTGAAGAGCTCGGTCCACTCTGGTGATTGATTATCAATCCCAACTGCTGAGTAGCCTCTATTGTGTGCGTTAAGATAAGCCGCCACAAAATCGATTGTAAATAAACGCGTCAAAACTGAAAGCTGTACGGGTGCCATTGTGAAGAATCTTGTCATTGCTTTTAAAATCTTCTTCAGTTTACGACGCTCATCTTTAAGACAATGCACCCAAATCCATAAAGGAATGATGCCCTTCAGCATCTTTTTGAAATCATCAATTATAGATTTCAATAACTCAGGTTTAGCACT